TATAATATTTAAAAAATTAGGGAATTGTATTTGACTTAAACAATTTGTTATATATGTAAGGCAACTAATTCTATTATTTAATGAATAATTATCTTCTAAAGGATAATAAATATTTTGTAGCATCCCTAAACCATCTATGCAATTAAATGATATTGTCTTTCTACCTGTACTAAAATTAAACTGTACATTATCACTTAAACTCCATCCTTGCCATTCTAAAGTATCAGCATTAAATAATTGAGCATAATATTTTCTATCATCTAATGATGTAAGATTTGGCATATTTTCAATGTCTTCAGTTACATCTATTGAAACATCTAATTGACTAACTACAATTGACTCAAATACATTATCACTTCTTGGAATATATTGTAATTGTAAACTTACTGCTGGATATTCTATTAAAGCTCCTGTATAACCATCTTCTAATAAATACAAATAAGAAATAGTACCACTTTTGGTAGCCATTGTAATTTTATATTTATTTAAGTATGCCATTAACTTCCTCTTTTAAGATTAAGTGAATAATTTGACCTTTGTAAAGCTAATACTAAATCGTTCCCTTTTAATGTAAACTCACCACTATTACCCATAGAATTTGAACTAATATTACTTGTATTCATAGCAGAACCAATTGATGCACCACCTTTAGTAATATTGTATAAAGCAGATAACCATCCTGTTCCTGAATCACCCAAAGCAGGACTAATTCCGCTACTTGTAAGAGCAGTTGCTGGAGATATTGATGCTAATACAGCTTTAAATATTACTTCTTTTATTATTGCTGCTCCAATGTCTTCAGCTAATTTTAAAAATGATTCTCCTAAAGATTTAAGCACATCTCCACCTTTTACCATTGTATCAAATACATTCATCAAAGCATTAGTTACATCTCCTGCAAGAGTTTTAGCAAATTCTTTATACGCATCTTGTTGTTCTTTAATTACTTTTACTCTTTCTTTACCATCTACTATATAATTACGCATAAGTTCAGGCATAACACTTGTACTTATTTTTTCAGTAGCTACATTTTTACCCCCCATTTGTCTAATCATCCAATCAGGTACATCTAAATCAGGATTTCTTTGTCCTTCAACAGTATCTCTCCATCCAATAGTTGTTGCTTTTTTAGAAGATGCAGCTATTTTATCATGAATCTTTATTTGTTCATTAGCCCATTCAGTTGTTTTTCTAATATCATATTCTAAAAGTGCTATTTTTTCATCTAATGCTTTTTTAGATTCTTTATTGCCATTTTCATTTGTAAAATTAAATCCTAAAAGGGCTTGTTGAATTCTTTTACCAGCAAGTTCTGCTTTAGGAAGTAACTCTTTATTTATTTTTTCAATTCTAGCATCTATATCATCATTTACTAATTTTTCCTGTTTTTTTACAGAAAATTCAGATGTAACTCCTCCAACACTAGATACTAATTTAGGACCAGTAATTAATTTTAATTTATCTGCTCTTTCTTGTTCAAGTTTAAACCTATCAGAATATATTGTTTTTAATGATTCATTATTTAATTTTTCTTTACCAATCCATTCTTGTTGACTTGCCGCTGTATTAACTAAACTTAATAAAAATGTTTTATCATCAGTAATTTTTGCCTTTTGCAAATCAGCATTATCTCTAAATAATTCTTTTAATTTAGTTAAAGCACTTTCTCTTAATTTAATATCTCCACCACCTGAAATTGCATCTACATATCCAACACCAACTGTTCTATTAGCTTGTGCTTGGCCAACAACATCAAATAATTTAGCATTTATTTTATTTAATTCATCATAAAATTCCTTTAATTTGTCTGTTGGTTTTTGAAATGCCTCTGTTATTTGCTTAGAAAATACAACCAGTAAAGATGAAACTACGCCTATTGCCAATCCTATACCAGCAGGACCAATTAATGATGAAGCCATTGCTTTTAATGCACCACTTGTACTTCCACTTTCTTTTTGTAAACGCTGGAATGATTCCAACATTGGATTAATGTTATTAGAAATACCTATAAATCCATAAGGAGCATCTTGTGCAATCCTTGAAAGGTCATTTAATGCCAAACCTGCCTTATTACTACCTAAAGCTATTTTTTGTGTATCATTACCAAAGTTGTCAAATGCAACTCCTGCTTTACTTAAAGTACCTTGTAATTCCCCAATCCTAGCTTGTATTCTAGGAATTACAGTTTCAATTGTATGAGTTAAAGGCCAGTCCCCTTTGTAATTCTTAACTGTTTCCTGTAATTGGAATAATTTATCTTGGAGTTGTTTTAATTCTTCTAGTGCCTTTTGGTTCTCGGCTGAAATTATAATTTTTAACTCTGGCATCTTATTTTAATTTACTCCATATAATTTTAATGTTCTAGCCAATTGGTCATCCGTCAACATTTCTCTTTTTTCTTCATCCTCATTATCATCTAACATTGGTATATGCCAAAATGCCTTCAATGATTTAGGAGACTTTTCCATTGTATTAGTTAAGTATATAATATAGGCGAGGTTTCTTGTCCTCGCCCATTCATTTAACTCCTGTCTTTCTTTCCCCATTACAATAATGGAAAAATCTTTCCAAGTAATATCCCAAAACTCATAAGGCTTTATACCACATTCAGCAGCCTTAACTAATATGTCATCCCAACTTAGATTTGTTAGGCTTTTTTTTTTCTTCTGTTGCGGTTGTTTTTACAGAGTTAACTGTATTATTAATTATATATTTAATATAATCTATCAACTGCCCTTCAGAACTAAAAATAGTTCCCATTTCATCTATCCAATCACAAGCATCATCTTCTGTATGTTCTATTGGTATTTTTAAAGAATTACAAGCGGACTTATAACCAATAAATACTAATTGAACAATTAAGTCAATGTCAAATTGAGATTTACCAAGTAATTCAAAGTACTTATCAATTGTTATATTGTTTCTTTGGCAAAACTCACGCATTGCCCAAGTACCCCATTTTAAATGGATTGTGTTGTTGTCCAGTCTTAATTCAAACATAGTTTTTTATTTTTTTTATACCATTTCAGTTTGTGCAATAGGAGGAACACATACAACAAAAGTAGCTGAGAATTTTACATCATCTTTATCAGCAGCAGTTACATCAAAGTTGCTAATAAATACTGTACTTGTTGATAATCCACCATAGTAAACATCACCAGTTGTAGGAGTTGCTTTACCCATTTTAATGGTAAATTGAGTTCTTGCAGCATGAGCAGCATACAATTGTTGGTAAGAATCTTTACTTGGAGTTCCTGTTTCATCAATTGCAAAACCATCAGCTTTGAAAGATTGAGTGAATGCTGGACCTGCTTGGAATTGGTCTCCACATTTTGAAGTTGCATCAATAGTATTAACAGTTGATGTCAATGAGTTTGTCGTTAGACACGCTACTGGTATAAAAGTTGTACCACCAGCTAAATCTGCTAAGAGAATATAGTCCCTTGCTGATACTTTAGTTTCTGCCATTTTATTTAATTTTGAGTTATTATTATATTATATGTTATTAATGTTCTAAAAACGTTATCCAAAGGGTTTAATCCATCTAAATTCGTTACACTTCCAATACTCAAAGCAGATGAAGTAAATCCATTACTTAAAGTTATTGTTGTATCCGAGTTTATATTCGCCAATACCAAATCACTTATTTCTTCGGCTCGTTTATAGCCAAAGTTAGCATTTTTTGTAACAATGTCAACTATGATAGTAATAGAATTTGTATAACCTGCTTTCCCTTGTTCTTGGCTTGATGTTCTACCTGTTAAAATTATGTATTCATTTCCTATGTTTTCAGGAGCAAAACCATCATAAACACCTAATCCTGTTGCAGATACTAAATGTGTATAAAACCATTTCTTTATTTCTATGTTAGGATTAAGCATTTAATATATTTTTAAGTCTTTCTATTAATAGTTTTTGTTCTTTCTCAAAAGCTGGTATTAAATAAGGTTGTGGTCTCATTCCTTTCCTTAATATGCTTAATGCAATTGCATAAGCTATACTTTTAGACTTTTTACCGCTTCCAATACCCTTTCGTTCAACCCACAAAGTTAAGGCATTGACCATATCTTTAAATTTACCACCTGTCTTTTGTTGAAATTGGGATGCAAAAGTTGAATATCCATTAGGTATTGTAGTTAATGGACCAGTGCCAAATTCAACATAAGCAGCATAAGAAGTATAAGCACCAACTGAATAAGTTAATGCACTTTCCTTTTCCCATTTAATTGCTCCACGAAGTTTACCAAAATTAATAGGTGCTAATCTTTTAGCATCTGATTCAATTTTCATTACAGAGGCTTGTATTTCATTAGAAACCTCTTTTGAGACCTTTTCAGACATATTTTTAATTGCATCCTGAATCTCACTCATCCCTGCAAGATTTACGTCAAATGCCATTATGCGTACATTAATATTTCGTAAAATCTAAACTGATTCTCTACATCCTTAATTGAATGAATAGTGTACATTTCGCCTTCTGCTTCTATTTGGTAACCATCGGTAATAGTTACATCATATCTGATAAATAACTTAGCAGAACGAGTAAAACTCAACTCTAATTCCAATAAGGCTCTATTTTGCTCTTGTGGGCGGAAATCTCCAAATACGACCTCTTGTAAGGTAAATGTGGTTGTATAGCCGCCTTGACCATCTGAGACCCTTGTAGGGGCATATAAGCCTATCTCAGAGTACATTGTGTTTGCATCTACATAGCTACCTTTCTTGCTTCCTATTTTCATAATATTGGGCTTATTCTTGTCCAGCGTTGACAGGCTTTCCAAGTCTTTTCACAAATTCCTGTATCACTATCTAATCCTCTATTTTCGTAGTCGTAGCTAACTTGGTCTAAAATCGCAATCTTTAAATCGTTCGGAATCGTAGAATATCCTACCACATAAGTAGCCTTTAAGTTTTGGAATTGTGGTCTTTGTAATTGTGGGAACTTACCACCTACTAAAGTGTAATCAGCAGCAACAATAGTGTCTCCGTTTTGGTCTATTAATGATGTAAATGAATTCATCGGACCATAAGGAAGGTTAAAATTACCATCAAAATTTGTAAACCAAACAACAGCAGTCTTAGGTATTAAACTCAATCCTGTACCTACTTCAACTGCTTCTCTTGCTTGTTTAATCATCAATGAGATTTGGTTATCATCAACGGAAGTAGTTACTCTGCAATATAATTTAGCCTCTGCAAGTGTAACAGGTTCAACAACTGTACCTGTATCGGTTAAGCTAGAATCTATAATAAAATTAGAATATGCCATATATCTTTTTTACAAATTTACATTATTTATAATAAAAAACCCCCTACTATTAAGTAAGGGGTCTTTATATCTATGTAAGATTAGAACTATACGTTTCCTAAGTCAGCATAAATAGCTGAAGTTGGTTGCATTAAGTTAATATCTTCATAACACTCAATACGAGCAGTAACCATATTTTGTTGGAAGTTACTTGCA